TATCTAAATCCCTCCTCATATACCTCAGCTCCCCAGTCTGCACTCATCGTATTATACGGATATGTATAATTAAGATCGTGCTCCAGCTTTGCCTCCTGCTCTGTTTCCGTTACTGGCTCTGTATTCTCAGCTTGCAGAGTTTCTGTAATATAAATCTCCTCAGTAGGAGGCTCCTTATCTGCTCCTTTGAGATTTACACTCATTACCACAGTAATTACTCCTGCCAGTATAAGAGGCTTTATATTTACTCTGGCTCTCCTCTTTCTTCTAACTCTCCTTTTGCTCATCCTGCACCTCCTGTAAGATCCTATTTAATCCTGCTATTACTTTCTGCATATTATCTACTTGCCCTACTAATCTGCTTAGGGTAGTGGATATATCATCTGGATCTCTGGAGTACCAGTAACCATAAGTAGAGCTACATATAGCCTCTCCATTCTGCCTCAGATCGCTTACAATGTTTCTTAGCTGTTTCTCATGCACATTAAACAGTACACACAGCTCTCTAGCCTTTACCGCTTTTCCCTCCGATGTATGAAACTCTTTAAGGTACTCAACTATATCACATCCTACCTCTGACACGGTTTTTACCTCCCTTTTAAATTGATATATAACCTAATCACTTTTGAGGAGGATTTTTAGATAAAATAGAAAAAAGTGGTACATCTTTTCTTACAAAATGTACCACTCCCTGTATTATTCCTCTACGATCTCTCCATCTTCTGTAACTTCTACAATTTCTCCCTCGATACAGCGGTAGTATGTATCCTCTTTGATCTTCTCTCCATCTACTACTACCATCTTAGCTCCTGTGAGCTCCCAGCTCTCCTTATCATAAGGATCCATATAATCTCCATCGCTATATCTGGCTCCTACATATTTCCAATCAGAGAGGATAAGATGAGCTCCCTTACAGCCCTTAGCTCTTGCCTCATGCCCCCATGCAACCGCTACACCAGTAGGATCACTAACAGATGAGGCTCCTTTATACCCTGTAGCGGATGAGGCTCCACAATTCCCTGTAGCGGATGAGGCTCCATAATCCCCTGTAGCGGATGAGGCTCCATAATCCCCTGTAGCGGATGAGGCTCCATAATCCCCTGTAGCGGATGAGGCTCCTTTATACCCTGTAGCGGATGAGGCTCCACAATTCCCTGTAGCGGATGAGGCTCCATAATTCCCTGTAGCGGATGAGGCTCCACAATTCCCTGTAGCGGATGAGGCTCCATAATCCCCTGTAGCGGATGAGGCTCCACAATTCCCTGTAGCGGATGAGGCTCCATAATCCCCTGTAGCGGATGAGGCTCCATAATCCCCTGTAGCGGATGAGGCTCCACAATTCCCTGTAGCGGATGAGGCTCCATAATTCCCTGTAGCGGATGAGGCTCCATAATTCCCTGTAGCGGATGAGGCTCCATAATCCCCTGTAGCGGATGCAAAACCGTGTCGCTCGTCTGATCCTGCCTCTTTGTTTACCTTACTCATAGTAAAATCAATAGCCATCTTTACAAGTCCTGCAATAGATAATCTAGCTCCGATCTTAATATCAGTAGCACATACCTTAGTATTATCTCCGCTCTTATCCATCTCTCCAGATAACTCTACCTCATGGAATACACTATGTGCTGGATCATAATATCCAAAACAATCTAACGGATACTCGCAAGCGTGAAAACCTGTATCACAGCACTCCGCTCTTTCTGTGTGAAATTCCTTACCCTCCTCATACTGATAACCTCTACAGGTAAGATCCTTGTTAAATCCCTTAAATGCTCTCATAGATTTTTCTCCTTTTCTATGTGTGTTATTTTTTATTGATAAATAACTTAATCCTCAATATGAGGAAAATTTAGATAGTTTTTGAAAAATATTTTATTTACTGCTTTCCATTCTTTCTCTGGTACGGTTTACCTTAAAGGTCTTAACCGCTAAGAGCTCATCCTCTGGGATCTGGAGGAGATACTTTACCTGCTCCAGCATTAACTCTACATCTGCGATCTCCTCTACTAAGTTATCTCTGGCAATAGCCTTTTTATCCTCCGCTACAGGCTGTCCTAAGCCTGTTTCTACTCTACGATACTTATTTACCGCCTGTATGAGCTCTGCACACTCCTCTACTAACTGGTTACTCTGTGCCTCATATCCATAGTACTTAGCTGTTTCTAAGTTCATTTCACTAATTTTACACATACCTAATACGCCTCCTTTATCAGCTCTCTTATTCTGTAAATCTCTGCACTCTCTAACCCTAATGGATCGTGATCTACTCCTCCAATAGCATCTATAACCGCTCTGAGTGCCTCCCTGCTCTTATACAGATCCTCCATTAAATTATCCTCAATGAGGTAATACTCCTTAGGATCCCCAAAGGATACCGCTATGGCATAATCCTCTTTTCTCATAGCTAAGCTCTGCTCCTTAGCCTTATCTATCCAGCTCTTTTTTACTGTGATACTCTGGCTAGGGTTCATCTTTGTTTTAGCCTCTATAAATAGATCTCCTGCTATTACATCCCCTTTTAGGAATGGAGTGGATCCAGATCCTACTACCTGCCTACCTCCTATAGCCTTAGCTATACGCTTTTCCTGTATTGAGCTCTTAGCTCTTGTACTATCTTTCAATCTCTATTTCTCCCTTAAATCTTTAATCCTAGAAATACTTACCCTCTGCACTTTTCCTTTACAAGATACAAGAGCATAAGATCCTAACAATGAGGAAACAAACTCTAATACCTCATACTCCTCTGTATTGTAAGTACAAGTATTACAATCTGGCATTTGAGCAACTTGTCCGCTAAAACTTTCCCATGTATCTACACACATTCTACAGGCTCCAGATGGGGGACTTAACTTACATACTTTCACTACTCCGCCTCTCTTTCTTCTAATCTCACTCCGCCATACTCCCAGAGATCCTTTTTCATCTCATCCATATCTAGCTCTCCATTTTGCCAGCGTTCATAGTACTGTAATACCAGCTCTGTAAACTCTGGTATCTTCTTTGCATAGGTCTTTTTCCAGTAGTGATCCATGAGTACCTCCATAGGGAGTACTAAGAGTAATGTCATAGCTGTATTTATGGCATCCTCCATAGCCTCCTGTTTAATCCTCTTAAGATCCTCCTCTGTTACCTGCCTTACTGCATTATGGAGCTGTGATCTGGTTAGATTATAGGTTTTTACCTGTTTACCTCTTTGCTTTTCAAGCCTACGCCTCTCAGCTCTACCCACACTTAACACTCCTCTCTCACAGAAATTTTACTGGCTCTCCTACCCTTTTTACCATTAAGAACCCACTTACTGAGTGATCCTCTATCTGAGGTAGTGTATTTACATAAAGCTCTATACCTAACTCCTCTCGGAGTTCTCTGTTTATACTCTCTAAAGGGGCGTTTACAAGATAATTCAACTCACTCATAGTAGTAGCTGTAAAAGGCTTTCCTATAAAATCTCCCATTACACCTACTCCCTCATCTCTTACCCTGCTCCACGCCTCCTTAAGCAAAATCATTAACCTACTTACATCCATGATATACCGCCTCTACTTTCCACCGCTTAAGAAACTCCTCTAGGCTACCGTAATGCACCCAGTATCTAAAACGCTCTCCAAAAGCTACTCTTAATCTGGGCTTACCATTCCACATTACAGAAATTGTTTTGATCTTATATACTTTACCGCTCTGTAATAGTTCATTATCTACCCCTGTGTATCTAGCTTTTATCATCCTGCTCCTCCTGTACCTGCATATCCTGTAATCTGGTTAATAATCTACTGGCATCCTTAATAGCTAACTCCAGATCTATAGGATCCATCTTTCCATTAAGCCTCTGCTCCAGATCCGTTACCCAGCTATCGTTATCCCACCAGCTCCACGGTAAAATACCAGCATTTTCTAATACTGTTTTAACATTTTTCCATGCCTGTAGCTCTTTCTCTGCACTCTGGAGGCTTTTTATCCTCTTTTCTGCATCCTCTAAATCCTTTGCTAACTTTGTGCCTAATCTCTGCCCTATGGCACTCTTTACTACCTTATCCTCCAGATAATCCTTACAGTACTCCGCCCTGTCATTGTAAAAGGGGATCCTATCCTCCTCCAGCCGACTAAAGATAATGTACTTATACACTCCTACAGGCTCCTCTATCTGCCTGTACAATGCCTTTTTAACAGTTCTCAAGCCCTTAGTATCTGGATTAAAATAGATAAGCCCTACATGATCCGGGAGCTCCTCTTTCTTTACCAGCCCCTTAGGTACTACAAAATAAAACTCATTACAGTACTGTAGGTATAAATGCCACTTATTATCCTGTAGAAAATCATTTCTACTCACTTTGATCTCATAGCCGATAATATTAGGCTTTGTATAGCTCTTTGTGATAGCCAACCCATCAAACTTAAGTAGCCCCTGTGGATCTGGAAAATAAGTACTACAGGTTTTACACTCTGTTATAAAATAACTGGGCTTTCCATTATGAAACTCTTTAAGAGCCAGCTTTATATCTGTACTGGTTACTTTCTGTGCCACTCTGTTTACCTCCTTTGTTGTGATACTTAACTTAATCACAATCGGTAAGTATTTTTAGACAAAAAAAAAGAGGATCCTAAGATCCTCTCTCTCTGGTATTAAAACTCCAGCACATTCTCCTCTATGAAAATATCCTTATGCACATCTGCCTTAAATGCTAAGAGTGCTCTGGAGGCTCTTAGCATTACCTCCTCATCTCCCATCATTTTAGCCCCTGTGTAAGTATTCTCCAGAAATTCTATTACCTCCTGTTTCTGCTTTTCATTATCCATATATACCTCCTATAAATCCTCCCAGCCCTCATATCCCAGCTCTTTTAATTCCATCTTACTCTCCCAGATAGCATCCATTAGATTATCCGCCTCTATATCCTCTGGATCTGTGCTACACTCTAATGCTACCTGTAACATTTTTATATAATCTATCAGCTCTTTTATACGCTCATCCATTAAACCCTCCTATTTGAGTAAATCTTTTACTCCTACTGTAGTTTTCTTATATACAGCATTTTTTACAGCCCTCTTAGGGCTCTTTGCCAGCCCTACCCCCTTTTTACCATACAGAGGATTAACTGCTTTCTTTACCGCTCTTTTAGCCTTACCTGTAGTACTTGCTTTGATAGCCTTTTTAAGGCTAGGTTTTCTTACTCCGATTTTCATATTACTCTACCTCCTCTGCCTTATATTCCTCTGGTACCTTTTCTGTACACAAATGAGAAAAACTCTTTAACCATTTCTTAGTAGCCTCAACGCTCCTTACAGATCTAAACTCAGTTTCTTCTCCCTCCTCATACAGATCTACCTCATGTAACACGCTCCACCACACATCATCAAAGCTCTTTTGAGCACTGTAATCATAATTCCTAAATCTATCTACCGCTAAGCTCTCTAGCCTCTCTAACGCTATCTGGATCCTCTCATCCTCAATAGAAAAGTTATATCTTTTCTGCATCTTCCTAATCTGTTCCTGTTTCATCTGCTTTTCCTCCTGCATATTTTCTAAATACTGTTTGTGTATCTTGTCCTGCATTTCCTTTAATTTCTTTTCTTCTAGCTCTGTTTCTTTTTCCCACTCATCCCAGAATGATCCTAAGCTCTCTTTCATAATAACCGCCTACCTTTTTTATATAGTGGTTATATTATAACTCAGTTATGAGGCTAACTCAATAACCATCCTAGCCCACGCTCTGGCATCATCCTCCCCATACATCCTATACACACAATCCTTATAAGGGATCCTGTAATCCGCCTTAGGATCATTCTCTACCAGTAAATACTTATACTGTGGCTCCCTTGCCTTATTTTGTAAGTGGTGCCTAAATTGATGGAGAAAACCCTCTAAGGATGGCTCCCCTAAGAAAATCTCCTTTGTAGAGTGTACATAGTTATCATCCCTTACCCATGCTGTAATAACAGGGATCTCTACACTGTACACATCCGCCAGCTCTGTATCTAACTCTCTGATTATCTCCAATCTCTGGAGAGGTGTAGCGGATTTATAACCCTTTGCCAGAGCCGTACTAACAGGCTCCAGAGCTTTACACTCCTTAAATAACACTTTATAGCTTTCTACTCTTTCTATTAGATCCATATGCTCCTCCTACTCTACCCACTCTAAACCGCCTGTATATCTGCCTCTGTGGGTTATTAACTTATCTGGATACACTCTCTTTAGATACGCTATATCCGTTCTAAGCGTTCTCCTAGATACTCCTAACTCCTCTTGTAGCTCCGCTGTATTTGTACACTTAGCCTCCTTAAGGATACTTATTATCTGGAGCTGTCTAGCATTTACTCCGTGTATACTCATCTCTTAGCCCTCCTTATGGAGGAGTTAATTAACTCCTCCCTTGCCCTCCTCATAGAGGGCATATCCTGTAACTACTCTAGCTATTCTATCTGTACCAAACTTAGCACTCTTTAATCTTTTGATCCTCATGTCCAGCCTCCTTAACCTTACTCATTCTACTCATAACTTTTCTAATCTTTTCGTCTGGAGCTTTTCTATACACTCTAGCCCACAATGTATATACAAGGCTAAAAGTCATTTCATCTTTTTCCTCATACATAAAGGTTACACAATACTCAGCTCCTGTATCATTGATAGTATCTATCTCCTCTTTACTAGCTAAAGAAAAGGCGTGTTCTACACCGTACTCAGTAAGCATCTGATCCAACTTTTCTACCAGCTCCATAGTACAATCCTCAAGATCATCTCTATTCTTAATATTTACATATCTATCAAAAATCTTTAACATAGTTATTCCCTCCTCTTAATATGCACTATCACAAGTATCTAACCACTGGTAATCATATCTGCCACATCTAATATGTGAAATGTAAGTACTATACTTTGAAACTCCCATAGCCTTTACAAACTCTCTTACAATACTGCAAGGCTCATTTTTCTCTACCTCGATTGTCTTTCTTGTAGCTCTATCATTTCCTACTCTGTAATATACAATAGCTTTCATACTGATTACCTCCGCTTATCTTTCAGTTTGTATCTCGTTTCTATGATTGTATTATATACCCCCTATATAATAATGTCAAGCACTTTTTATATATCCCTTATATAATAATGTCAATAACTTTTTACTCAAAAAAGAGGAGGCTTTTTACTGCCTCCTCCTGCTCTTATTTCCAGAAAAATCTATCTACAGATACTCCATAAAATTTAGCCAGATTGTAAAGTACTGTAGCTTTAGGGATCCGTGTACCTGTTTCCCACCTGCTTATACTTACCTCTGTATAACCTGTACCTTTTACCACATCTTTTAGAGTGTACCCCTTTTTCTCTCTTACCTCTCTAAGGTTATGTGCTAAGGTTTCCTCTATTTCTCTCATGCCATCCCTGCCTCATATACCTGTTTTCTAAGATACTCCAGCTCCTCCAGATCATTATAATAAAACTCCTGCACGCCATTAAAGCCCTGCATTTTCTGCTCTTTGCCATCCTTAAGAGTAGCCTTAAACCACGCCCCAGCTTGTGAGATGATCCCCAGCATGATAGCCAGATCTAAGGTATCCTTAATCTCATCCACGCCTGTACTATAGTTAAGTGTGTAAGTCTGGAGCCTACGATCATTTTTAGTAACCTTATTTTTCTCTACTTTCACGCTTACCAGATTACCGCTAGGGTTAGCATATCCGCTACTTACCTCTTTATACTTCTCATCCAGTAAGGATCCCTTTGTAAACCATAGGATCTGTGAGCACGCATGAGCTATAGCGGTACCACATGGGATCTTAAAGGGCTTATACGGATTTCCAATATTTTCTCTGAGCTGGTTAATCATAAGAAAAGTACACTCAGTTTTCTTACAGAGCGGTACCGCCTTATCACAAAAGGCTTTCATAAGAGCACTATTACCTCCATAGCTTTTCTCATCTAAGCCCTTTTCCTGTACTGCCTTAGGTATAATGAATGGAGCACTATCTAATACCGCTAAACCCACCTTACCAGATCTTATGTAGTCTAAGAGCATATCTAAGAGCTCCTCTCCATACTCACTCTCTGGCTGGATGAGGATTACCTTACTCCAATCTACCCCCAAAGTTTCTCCCCACTCCTTATCTATCGTGTTTTCTGCATCCAGATATACACAGTACTTATCTTTGTATTTCTTTTGGAAATTAGAGATAATATCCAGAGCTGTAGTAGTTTTACCACTCTGAGGTAATCCTACCAGCTCTATAATCCTCCCTACAGGTACTCCTCCTCTGGTTAAGTAATTCATCATAGGGGAGGTATAGGGGATAAACTCTATCCCCTTAAGATCCGATGCTTTACGGATTATATCCGTTTTATATTTCTTGTTTACCTCAGCTATGAGTTTATCTATCTCCTCCATCGCTATTCTCCTTTTCGTTCCAATTTTTAACTACTCGTATCTCATCCCAACCCTCAGCAAAAGTAGGAGGCTCTAAAAATCTTTTCATTCTATCCATAGCCTCCTTAGGTACTGTACGATCTCTTTCCTCGTTACGCTTAACACAAACCTCAAAAGGAGTATCTACAAACACGCAAACCTTTTTACATTTTAATAACCTAAGAGTATCTAAAAACTCTACTCTATAGCTCGCTTTTAAGTTTGTAGCATCATATACTACATCCTTACCATGATATAGATCCGCCCTAACCAAACTCTGTAAGACGGTAAATACAGCACCATTATTTTTCATATCATTTATATCTCCACAGAGTTTATCTCTAAGATAATCAGAGGATCTAACAATTACATCTCCCAACCTGTCACTCTCAGAGCTTTTACAGCTGGCTGGCAACCCCACTAACATATAAAATACTGGTTTATTATTCTCCATCCTCAGCCCCTCCTAACTCCTGCATAATGCCTACCTCCGTATTAAAGAGGTTTACATCGGCATCCGTGATACCTAAGTTGTAATTTAACTCAACTACATTTCTGATAATGGCTATATCTACTCCTCCTCCCTCATTAGGGCTAAAAAGTACAATCCCATCATCACACTTAAAAGCTGTTTCTCCAGAGATCTCTACACCGTTTTCCTCCAGATATGCTAAAAACTTATCTAACTTTTCCTCCATACCTAACACCTCGCCATAACATCTCTCATCATATCCAGCTTTTTAAGCTCATCTACAATATCTCTCTCTGGCTCCATTACAACTACTGGCATCAATAAAGCCTGTATAGCCTTAACATCTGGAGAGTAATACTCCTTATTATCCACAGTAGTTACACTGTATCCCATTAACTCCTCTGAGCTCCTGCTCTCCTCCAGCTTTGCTATCTGATTAACATTAAGCCAGATAGTAAGGTTTCCGCTCTGATCCTCAACTCTTATAAACATCGCCTTTTATGCCTCCTTAAAATATTTCTACACTGTACATAGAGATCATCATCTATATTTCTGAGCTCATGGAGATCTCTATGTAGCTGGCTCTTACTTATACAAAACTCTTTAGCCATTTTACGGATACTGTCCTTAGGATTATCTATTAGCCACTGTGCCTCCTGCTTACATCTATCCTCTATGGCTTGCCTCCTAAAGTACTCATAAGCCCATCGCTCCATAGGCTTAATCCTCCATAGGATCCTCTGGCTCTCTGGTATATCTATCCTTACTAAATCTATCCAGATCTACCTCCGCTATTCTCTTTGAGAGGGATTTCTTTAATCCGCTGTAGATCTTCTCAGCCATCTCTAACTTAACTTTGAGGCTGTTATAAGCTCTGCGGTAAATAGCCTCTACTAAGGCTTTATCCTCTGTGAGCTGTTCTACTCTGGCTTTTTTCTCCTGCACAGTACCAGATACTTTTACCATCGCCTCATTTTGAGCACTTTTCTTAGCATTAGAGGCTAGATCCACCTGCATACCCAGCTCCTCTACTCTCTGCCCTGCATAATACATAAGAGCTGGGATCTTAACACAGTAGTACTCTATCTGGCTATCTGGTATATCCTCTATAGAGTTTTCTCCTATGCTTTCCATAATCATATCCAGCTCTGAGATAGCACTATCAAGCTCCTTACTAAAATCTGCTATCAACTCATTAGAGAGGGTTATTACAGGGGAGCTCTCCTCTTTTACCTCCGCTATGATTTTCTTTAATTTATCACTCTGTACCATCCTCTACACCTGCCTCCGCTTTGATCTCTTTTACACAATCAGAGCAATAACAACCCTCATAGCCCTCAATCTTGTATAAAAAGCACATCCAATTTCTATTCCACTTTCCCTTATCGGAGCATCTCTTACATGATCCCTGCCCCTCTCCTGTACACTGAGTTACTTTCATTTCACACCTCCAAAATATCTATTTAACCAGCTCTCCAGATCGTAGCTGTATCTCACTCTTTTCTTTTTCTGCTCTATCTTTACTCCGTGATCCCTGCACCACTCTACAGGGATGCTCTTTCTCTCCTCTGTCTGAGTAAACTGGATCACATCCTGTACGGTTATGTAATATGTTTCCTCCAGCTCTCTAAAATTGATTAAAAAGCCTCCATACACTCCCTCATAATGAGTAGCTTTCTCCATTCCCTGTATCTGGTTAGGTCTGATCTTAGCTATCGGTATGCTCTTCCCCTTATGGGTTTTAAGCTCTACCAGAAATAAATAAGGGGATCTAAACAGGATATAGTCACATGGATTAGATACTCCATAAAATCCGCTTGTATCATCCTTTAGACGGTACAGGTAATAATCTGGAGGTACACACTCCTTAAACTCCTGCTCAAAGGTTTTACCGATGTTATTACTTGCCATCCTGTACCCCCTTAAATCTGCTAGGAGTAAACTTACATCTCTTTCTGCGATCTACATACATAGATCCCTCTCTATCAATGCCACAGTAGTAAGCTCCTAGCTCTCTACCACAATGCTCACAGTTACCACATACCGCTCTCAACGCTGTATTTTGCCCTGTAGAGGCTTTTTTCTTTTTGCCTGTAGACTTATTAGCCTTTTTTCTGTTTGTATCTTTCTGGGCTGTCTGAGGCTTTTCTGGAGGGTTAGGATATACCCACTTACCAGCATCCACTAAAGCACACTCATTTTTATATCTACAGTAAGTACACTTGCTATCATCCTTTTCTGGAGGGATCCCTGTCTTACAAGCATTGTTTACAGTTCGTATCTTGTTAAGTACTGCCTGTTTCATCTCATCGGTTATTTTCCAGAGGTACGGTTTCTTTTTACAGAAATTTCTATCCTCATAAAAGAAAAGGATATAATCTATCCCCAGCCCCATACCGTAACAAGTAGCTTGCCACTTATGATCCGCCTTAGGCTCATACCTGTTACTAAACTGGTAAGTACTCTCTGTTTTAATCTCTAAGATCACATCCTTACCATTAAATCTAATAACTCCGTCTGGCTGGAAATAGATAGAGAGCTCATCATTTTTACACCTGCCCTCTGTATGATCCTCATTCCAGCCTACAAACTCTGTTTTAATTCCTTTAGCCTGTGCCTCTTTTACCATTTCCTCCAGATCTAAGCACTCTACGCCCTCCATACGCTCTACTATGTGCTGTATGTCTAAGTGCCTATCTGTACCGCTCTGGCATATCTCAATAAGATTTACCTCACTCTGCTCTCCATTCTGGGAGCCTCCATGTACTCTCTGGAAAAATAACATACGCTCACAGCCATACATAGAGGATGGGCGGATATACTCAGATGGGGCTATCTGCCTTTCCTCCAGCTCCTTAGCCTTTACAGCCTCCTCATAATTTTTAAGAAACTTATCCTCAAAGGATACGCTCTCTGCATTTTTTCCTTGTGCTACTGCTATTAAGCTCTTTAATCCCATTAGTGACCTCCTAACATAACTCCGATGATATAGAGCTCAAATAAGAATACAAAAATACTTAAAGCTCCAACAAAATCTCCTACCAGCTCACAGCCCTCTCTATGAGTTCTGTAAAATCTTCTCCATTTTCTTTTAATCCGTCTTACCATCCTTGATCCTCCTGTTTTGATTGATAAGTAACCTAATCACAAACGGTAAGTAAATTTAGATAAAAAAAAAGAGGAGGCTTTTACACCTCCTACAATTCTTATACCTCATTTCCCCAGCAATCCCAGCCATCTATACTCTGTCTTGCAAAGAGCTCTATTTTAGGTAGCCCCCCCCCTGCCATTAACTTTACAATCCTATCTCTCGTTTCCGCTGGTTTCTTACTGTGCTCCTCTATATGGCTCATAATTACACTGTGTACTCCTGCATCCATTCTCTTAGGCTTTCCTCTTACACCTAATAAGCATAACTCCGCATTAGCCCTAGTCCAGTTACCCATACCCCAAAAGAGAGTATCTGCTTTCTTATTCTGCTTTATCCATGTAAAAGCACAGGTTTTATACTCAAACCCCCATGATCTCATCACATCAAAAGCCTCCTCTAAAAATGGCATTGTAACCCACATAAAAAGCACACTATCATCATCTGCCAGCTTTTCCACAGGGAGAGCCTTTATATCCTCTAAGCTGGTTACTGTATAATGGCATCCAGCCCCTCTCCCTCCTGCTACCGCCTTATCTCTATACAGCCATGCTGGATCTGCATAGATTATCTTATACTTGTTTTTTGTGTTAAAAATATCTACTTTCAATAGAAAAACCTCCTTTATGTTTTGATCGATCCTAATCACATAAAGGAGGTTTCCTTAGATACTAATTTTATGAATTTTTCAAACCTGCTACCAGAGTATATACCTGCTCTGCCTCCTCATAAGAGAGTTTTGTATAATCAAACTCCTTAAGCCAGCCTACCATACACTTTCTCTTATTTTCCTGTATAACCTGCCTACCTCTTTCCTCAGTATAGGGCTCTAAATAAAATGAGGTTCTACCGTATCCAGAGGATCTATGATACTCATATCCATTACTCTTAAATCTCTCTTTTCTACCATTCCCCCACTCTATATCTAAGAGCCCTGTAGGAGTTCTTTTTACTACAGTACCTACATAATAGGCTTTACTGCTAAAGTGGCTCTGATACACTATTACCTTATCTCCTACCTTTAAATTTTCTCCGTTAAAATCAAACACTCTTTAACTCCTCCAATACTCTAAAATGATGTACCTCTCTGGTATCTCCCTTTTTAACCTGCACTCTCCTTACAGATCCTACCTCCAAAGGAGTTACGCACTCCTCCAGAGTTCTCTCTTTATTATCTTCCTCATCATATACTTTATATCTCACTGTTTACCTCCTACATCATACTTTTTAAGGCACTCATTACAGATAGTTTTCTTTACATATCTATCTAACCAGTTATGCCACACATCAGCCCTCCTATAAGGCTCCATCCAAATATACCTATGGCAATCGTGACACATCACAGGAAATACAGCAAAACGATTATATCTAATTTTCATCCTGTGCCTTAGCCTCCTGCTCCTGCCTCTTTTCGTGCATCTTCTTACGCTCCTCATACTCCTCTGGAGAGATCTCTATAAAGCTCTTTTCTCCCTCCTTAAAGTATCTGTTTACCTCTACCTTTTCTCCGTTAGATCTCTGGATAGATAATACCGCTAAGGTATCAAAATCTCCGTTTTTACGATCTGTGAGGAGCTCATCACATACAATCACATCCGCTTTATTAGATGGCATATAAGGCATAGTAAGAGGGAACATCTCACTATAAATCTTACCAATAAACCCATTATGCCAACACAGGTTAGGATCATCCCATTTAATACAATAATATCTATCGTTATCGTGATATTTTACTGTACCATCTGGGTATACATCCTTAAACAGGCTACTCATACGCTTACACTGGTATGTAGCTACTCCACCATTTTCTCCTCTGCTACATACATTCCATACATCCTCTGTATCCTCAATCGGAGTAAGAGGCTTTCCCTCTATCAATCTATTAAGGATCCCCTTTGTAATGCCGATACTAAAACCGCTGTGACCATCTCCACAAAGGCTCTCAAACGCCTTAAGAGCACTATCATAGCAAGCACAGCCATAATCCCACTCACTCTCTGGCTTATCTCCTCTTTCTCTCTTAGATGCTATCTCTACTTCTCTTTTAGCCCATTCCATCATACTCATATTAGTTATCCTCCTGTTTTAATCCCATTACATAATCCATTGATAATCCTAAAAAGCTACAGATCTTAGCAAGCCTCATACTGCTAAGATCTGTACCGTTATATAAAAAGGCGTATATTGTGGATCTACTTATCCCTGTTTTATCGGAGATAGTCTGGAGAGGTATATCCAGCTCCCAGATCCTCTCCATTACTCTCTCTCCAGCACTCATTATAGAGTAGGTTTTCCTCTGTGTCTTTTCGTGCTCTACTCTGATATGAGAGGGCTTTGTTAAGCCCTCATAATCTCTTATACCTCTGCTATATCTATGCTGTACGGTATCCAGCCTTATACCGCTCTCCTTAGCTATCTGATTTAGAGTTTTACCATCTACAAAGATCCTGTTAGGCTTACCCTTTAGCTCTGGTAAAGGAAAATATCCCATAGGCTTACTCCTCCTCTAAATAATCATCTGCTAAGTTTTCTCCGTACCAGTAATCATTTACCTCAGCATCTACGCTCATAGGGAGATCTATTAGGCTGTGTCCTACTCTTTTCATAGTGTTTACTAAGAGATCTGCTCCCTCCTTAATATGATCCTCTGGTACCTCCATGATTAACTCATCATGTACGGTTATTACCATGTGGCAATCCAGAGCCTTATACTGAGGATCATTGTAAATAGCGATCATAGCTAATTTCATAATATCCGCACTGGATCCCTGTATTACAGCGTTAAGGCTCTGCCTGTGAGCCTCTTGATAGCGGTAATCATCGTGATCTGGTAACTGCATCTCTGGCAATCTTCTCTTTCTGCCCTGTATGGTAGTTACATATCCGTACTCCTCCGCCATCTTCTCTACCTTAAGGCGGAGCTGTTGGATCTTAGGAAAACTCTTATAAAAATCATCAATAAGTTTCTGAGCCCACTCTGCGGATCTATCAAACTGCTCTCCGATGGCTTTAGCTCCTCGCTCGTACATGATACCTAAGAGTACACTTTTCATAGTTGTACGCCTGTGTTTACCCTCAGCGTTTACCGTACCATCTGGATAAAACTCTCTACAATCCTCATAAGGCACTCCATACACTTTAGATCCCATGATGGCGTATAGATCTTTACCCTCTCTGTATGCCTCCTGCATTGCCTCATCTCCAGATACATAAGAGAGTACTCGTGGCTCAATCTGGCTAAAATCTCCGCCTACAAACTTATAACCATCTCTAGCTCTAAAGATCTTACGGATGCTTTTCTCATGGCTCGGAATGTTCTGGAGATTGATCTTAGTAACTGTATCGGAACTACTAAATCTACCTGTTTTAGCCCCATACTGGTTATATGTAGTATGTACTGCATTAGTCTTAGCACACTTAACCTCTGGGATCTTATCTATGTAAGTTCCTAAGAGCTTTCCGCACTCTTTGTATCTCTGGTAGTTATCTAAAAACTGGATAAACTCCTCTCCCTTTTTAGTACCTGCCTTTTTAGCCTTATTTCTATGCTGTTGTACTATCTTATCTCCTGTACCTCTCGGCTCTTTTCTGGATACGCTTTTCAGTTTGAAAATATCATAGAATAAACAAGCCACCTGCTGAGGGCTGTTATAGTTAATCTTCTTAGTACCCTTAGTTAATCTCATAAGAGTAGGATTTTCCTCTATAAACTTATCAAACTTAGCTACATACTCATCACAGAGCTTTTCTTTCTCCGCCATCTCTGCATTAAATTTTACAGAGAGCTCCTTAGCATAATCCTCACGGATCTCTACACCTCTAAGCTCCATATCCATACAAACATCAATAAGAGGCATCTCAATATCTCTAAACACATGATAGAGCTTTCTGTAGTCTGCTCTCGGATGATCCTCTCTAAGATACTTTTTCTGGAATTGATACAGAGCCCACGTTTTAAAACCATCATTAGCACCATAAATAGCAAAAATATCAATAGGGATATAGTTACATGGGATACCCTCAAAGAGATCTCCAAAATCCTCATCTGAGCCCTCCCCATTGAGGATATACTTGTTATACATCGGTTTTAATCCGTGTTTCTCATTCTCATTGAGTACCCAGCCAGCTATGTTAGTATCCCACCATACATTAGCTATTCTCTGCCCCCACTGAAAAGTAACCACTTTATCATCAAACTTAATATTATGATTGATGCACTTAAGGGATCCATTAGCCAGATAAGGGAGCATAACCGCCTTACACTCCTCCTCTGTCATTTGCCCCTCAACTCTCTTATTCTGGAGATCCGTATGATTAAACGGTACATAGAAACTAGGGAGATCTGGATTATATAAACAGATACCTACTAAAATATCGTTATACACATCCAGCCCTGTAGTTTCCACATCAAGTACATACTCTCCAATACCGCTTACATAGGTTTCCATTACTTCCTTAAGCCTCTCTGGAGTACGGATAACCTCATACTCTCCCTCAGCATGGAGCCTACCGCTCTTTACCAGCTCATTTATTACCTCCAGCCCTTTAAGTAAGGTATTCTGGTTTCTTTTCAAATTTATATTACATACTTTTTTATGAGCTAATCGGCTACTAAGATCCTCCAGATCCACGCTCTCTCTACTCATATCTACCTTTATCTCTCTTGCCATCCTGTATCCTCCTGTTAAAAAAAAACGTGAGGGGCTCTTAATTTTACCCCTCACTCTTACCTCATTTCCCAGCTTTATAGAGGTTCTCTCTCAATGAGCCCATTTTCTGTATGTTAGGATATATTTAGGTGGTAAACACTCACATTCACACTTATACCTATCAATCCGCTCCTTTATGTTTTGTCTGCCAAGAGATTACAACTTACTTAAAATACTCTTGTAGCTCCTGCTCCGCTGTCATTGTTACTATCGTTATTGTTACCCTTGTTAAGCTGTAATCTACCCTCGATAGCCTTAATCTGATCCTCACGATCCAGATCTAAGATAAGTGAGCCTACTAAGTTCTGAGGCTCTGGGATCTCCATCTCACTAGGATCCTTAGGGAAATACTGGTATGTAGTCTTAAGGCTACCCTTTGCTCCAGATCTCTTAATCTTAATATCTCTCTTAGTGAGATCTCCGTACTCTCCAGCTAAGCCGATAAGGTTCTTAATATCTGTTAAGCCTCTCTCCCAGAGCTGTACCTGCTTATCCTTATCTTTCTCATCCTTGTTAATCATCTGTAAGAACATTCTAAGCTGAGGCTTATTACCGCTCTTACAAAACTCACAGCTCTCTCCTTTACAGAGGCAAGTACGATCTCTACCGCTACCGTCTACATCTAATTTGTGTACCTCGTAGATGGGAAAATCATAATCTGTTTCTCCATCCTTTACTCCTACCTCTCCTTTGTGGAGTAATCTTACTGTAGCTGTATCTCCATCATCCTTTAACTGAAACCAGCCTGTTTTAGAAAATCCTCCATTGTCATACTTGTTAATAAGATCCTGTAATCCCATTTCTGTATCCTCCTGTTTTTCCTTGATTATTTTTTTTTTCTATAACTACAGCATCAAAGCCTTTACAGCTCCTACCATGCTGTTGATAGCAAAACGCTTATCCACATTTTTTCCTACTAGCACATCCGCCTTATGCTCACTCTTTTTAGTAAGCACTACAGCCTCTCCTTTTAAGATGGCTAACAGGGTTCTTAAACTACTCATACCGCTTACCTCCTTGCTTTTCGTGATAAATAACTTAATCACATCCGCCCAGATTATTTAGACAGCATATTGATAACCAGCTAAAATAAATTTCTTTTTGAGGTTCTTGATATGCCAGCTTACGGTAGCATTAGTAATATTAAGAGCCTTAGCAATCTCTCCCTTAGCTCCTCCAGCCATGAGGATATTTACCGCTACCTGCTCCTTATCATTGAGCTGTAAGCTATCTAAGAGATCCATAAACTCTACAGAGCTAAAATCCTTACACTCTACCTCAAATGTGCTATCTGTTTCTGTACCGCCCTCTTTATTGATCTCAGATAACCGATCTAAGCTATCTGGAGTGGTACCTGTAAATCTTTTCTGGCGTGTAGCCTCGTTGTATAAACGGTTAAGGTGCTGGCGTACATAAACCTTAAGGAGAGTAGAAAAAGCTACTCCCTGCTCTGGATCGTAATCCTCTATAGCTCTAAGCATCGGTATATAACTCTCACTTGTAAGATCCTCTAACTCAGAATTAGGGATAGAGGTTAAATAAGGGGATACTAAAAGGTTAATAAGCCCCTTGTTAGCCTCTATGAGCTCTTTAAGATAGCTCTCATCTCTACTCTCTTTGTACGCTTTAATAAGTTCCTCATTTGTTCCTGTAATAAATCCTTTACTCATCCTGTTTTCCTCCTTTAATATCCTGTGAGATGGTCTTTCCAGCCATCTCCGTACTCTTTGACAAGATCGTTAATATCCTTTAGGCTCGTATGCCATTTGAGGTTGATAAACCGAAAACCTTTAGGTATCAGTAACCTCTTGATCTGGGAGGCTCCTTTTCTCCCTGCATCATCGTTATCTGTGGCAAGTACAAACCGCCTAAAAGGTGTACGCTCCAGCTCTTTACACTGATCCTCTGAGATATGTGATCCCATGATGGCTACCGCTGGTACTCCATAAGAGATAAGGCTGAGAGCATCTATCTCACTCTCTGTAATCCAAACCTCCTCTATCTGATCCGATGTACCCCAGCTAAAAGATCCGTTTAGGATCTCCCAGAGCCCAAACACTGCGGAGGTTTTATCTACCTCTTTTGCGTTATAAAAATGCTTTCCAGCTATGCTCCTGCCCTTGTAAAAGATCACTTTCCCATCCATGCCCCTTACAGGGAAAAGCACTGTTTTATCCTCTGGATCAAACCCCAGCTCATAAGCCTCTAGCACCCAGTTAGCTATCCGCCTTTTATGTAGGTACCTACACGCCTCCTCACTCTGTAGGAGGTTCTGTGTGTACTGCTTAACTAAGCTCTCCTCCAGTACTGAGGATTTAGCTGTGGATCCTCTGTACATATCCAGATCTGGGAGCTCTCTCTCCTCCGTCTGGTAGTTGTACTGATTTACCAGCCACTTAAAGCCCTCTACTGGGCTACTCAGCCCTAACAGATCTGCTACAAACTGAGGTAGATCCGCTGTGTATCCACAGGTGTAGCAATGCACCGTACCAGCCTCGTAGGTCTTATCCTTTGTTACCTTTTGCTGTAGGAGCACTCCGCAAGATGGGTTATGCTCCTTACCATTTGCGTGAAAAGGGCAAGTACACATAAGATCCGATCCTGTGTTTTTAATCTCCCTAAGTAGCCCTGCTCCGTAGAGCTGGAGCTTAAGATCCTTAAGTACCTGCTCTACTGTGGCTACTATTGGAGTTTTCCAGATCGTTATCACTTTTTAGCCTTTGCCTTTTTAGGAGCTGTGAGCTTAAGCATTACTACCTCTGTTACCTTTAAGGCATCTGCTAATACTTCCTGTGGCAACTCTCCAGCCTCTACCGCCTTAAGAGTTGCATCCTCATCTACAACCTCCTTAGTTGCGATACAGCTAGTAAGGTTTCTCTCATGGAGCTCTGCTAAGAGCTTTTCCTCATCCATGCTCTTACGCTCCTGCACAATTCGCTCAAAGCGGTATCCAGCCTCATCCGTGTAATCACTTTCTCCAGCCTCTAACATCGCATCCTTAAGGAGTGCCTTGTATTTCTCCTCCTCTTTCTTTGCACTGTCTAAGGCTAGCTTTCTGGCTTTATAAGCCTCCTTTAACTCTGCTAAATTCATTAGCTTGTACCTCCTTTATCTCTGTTTTATTGTATATCATTCTCTGTTTAATAGAGATTGATAGCAAAAATATATGAGGGGAGTACCCCCTCTGTGTTCTCTCTGTTTCTCAGAGAACAATTATAATATAATCCTGTTTTACAGAGATGTCAATACCTAATTTTCTGTTTTACAGAGTTTTATCTCTGTTTTACTTTACTTTTTCTCTGTAATACTGTATAATTAACTTATCCCTCAAAGGAGAGGAGGTGTAAAAACAATGAGTACATTTGCTAAAGCACTTACCTACTACCTAGCGGTAAAAGGTAAAACTCAGCAAGATCTAATCAACGATCTCCACTACAGCTCCTCTACAGTTTCTCAATGGTGTACTGGAAAGAACACTCCTAGAATGGATAGGATTGAGGCTGTAGCAACTTATCTAGGGATAGATGCTACGGATCTCCTAAGAGATCCAGAGATTTTCTCACAGGAAAAGTTTTCTACTGATCCTGCTTTAATCTCAAAGATCTTAGAGAGTAAGCCCTCTCTATACGATTTATTTAAGCTATCTATCTCACTATCAGATAAGGATCTGGAGCTACTTAAGGGATTAGCTCAACGCATCAATGAGCTACAAAATCTTAAAGAGGAGTAATCCTCTGGATGGAGCCAGCCTGCAAAAGCTGGCTCTTTTTCTTTATCAAAACTCAACCGTAATCTTCTTTACTCCAGCGTCTTTTACAGCCTTTATGGTATCTGCAATAAACTCATTCACACAAATTTCTGCAAGCCCCTCATCTGCATCCAGATCGCTCATAAGCTGATTATTTAACATTTTACACTCATTAAGCTCCGCCTCTAAATTTTCAATATAGGCTTTCTGTTTAAGCGATACATCCATAAGATGCTTAACCTCGTCTAAATCGTTAATATGTCTATGATCTCCTAACATCTCTCCTACAGGCATTTCCAAAT